GCCGTGGACGCCTACGGCATCAAGCTGCCCGAAGGCTGGACCCGCGAAGGCGACCTCTACGTGCCGCCGAAGGCTCCCGCCCAATCCCCGACTTCGGCTCCCGCCACCGCGAGTGAGAGCATTGAATCCGCTGTTGCAGACTTGAACTGGCGCGGCTCTGTCCGGCAAGCCAAGTTCAAAGGCGATGATGTTTTCGTTCCCGTGGACGCCAGCGGAAGGGATGTTACGGTTGGCGGTAAGACGATTCTCGGAAAGACCCCGCGAGAGGCGATTGAAATGGCGCAGCGCAATGTTATCCAGCCAGCCGCCCCCGAGGCAGCCGCGCCGAAGCCGGTGGCCAAGCAATCCAGTTCCACGGAAACGTGGAAAGAATTTCAGGAACTAAACCTGCGGCGACAGCAGGCACAGAACAAGGTGAAGGGAGTGAAGTTCACCAAGGCGGACGAAGCTAGGTTCAAAGAGCTAATTGTAAAACATCGGAGCGACCTCTTTTATGAGGTTGACCCGAAGACGGATGAACTGCTTGGCAAGAATGAACGCGGTGAGCCGATTTATTGGAGTGCCACCGCCAAGACCCATTACGCGCTGGATGCCACCGGTAAAGTAAGAACCGCCCCGTGGATTGAAGGATTGCCGGAGCAGGCGATAGATAGACTGCATTCGCTTTACGAACCTGGCGGGTCCGGCCCCATCCCCCAGACCCCATCCCCTGCGGCCACCCCCGCCCCATCCCCGACTTCGGCTCCCCAAACCAAACCCGCGCCCGCTGCGCCAACTCTCCCGCCATCCCCTCCAGCGAGCTGGACGGGTGACGAGCGCAAAGCGTATGAGCGGGCGGTCAACGCCCTTCGGATTTTGCGGGAGTATGCGCCCGGTCAAATTCGGCGGGCGTCACAAGCGGGCAAGAGGAAAGTGGAGAGAGCTGCCCTAGATTTGCAAGACGCGGCAGAGAAGATTGGAATTTCTGTGCCGCGCCGCACGACGTTCTTTAACCCCGAAGCTGACCTCCAAACAGCAGAGCAGTTTGAGAAAGCCCTTCTGGAGATTGTAGGGCACCCGGCAGCTCCCGTCTCCCAGACCCCATCCCCCGCTCACGGCCGAGAAGCCGATGCGGCGGACCGGAGCGTGACCTCGGCGTTGTCGGGTGGGGTGTCGGCCAACCCGTTTCTGGATCCCAAGTTCTGGCAGGCGGTCGCCGTCTCGGGCGCGCGCATCTTGCGCGAGCTGGGGCAGTTCACGGCTTCCTTCGCCCGGTGGTCGGCGGCCATGGTCCGCAAGTTCGGGTCGAAGATCCAGAGGGCGCTTGCGTCCACGTGGACGCGCCTCATGCGGGCCCAGCACGCGCAGGCCAACGGCGTGAGCGCGAACGGCCAGGCGCACCTCAACCAGATCGAGGCGCTCGCGGGAGTGGCCAACATCCCGCTGGAGCAGCATCCGCCTTACGACGACGCCACGCTCGCCAAGGGCGCGCCCGGCTTGCTCACGCGCGCCGCGCCCGTGAGCGCGCAGGTCGCCACGCTCGGCTCGGCCGAACTCGCCGCCGAGCAGCGCAAGCTGCAAGTGAGCGAGGCCACCCAAGCCGCCGCGGTCAAGCGGCAGTCGGACGACCTTTGGCGCAAGCTGGTCGAGTCCGCCGCGCCGAGCACGGTGCTGGGGCGGTTCGCGTTGCCGAAGTGGCTCGTGGGTTCGCCCCGGGCGCGGGCGTTCAAGCGCCGAGCCTTGCATATCGCGGCGCGGTTGAACGCGACGGGGCGCGATGCGCAGGGCAACTTCGTGTTTCAAGACTTCACGATGCGCGCCGGCGGGATGAGCCTGGGCACGGCCGAGCAGATGGGCTTGCAACCGGGCGACCAGTTCCAGACGACCGACCCGCTCACGGGCGTCACCGAGGTGCTCACGCTCGGCCCGGTGGTGACCACGCCCGAGGGGCGCGTGTTCCATCAGCTCGCGCGGCCGGTGTCGGCGCAGACGCAAAGGGAGGTCTACGACCACTTCGCGCGGGAGTTCCCCGAGATGATGTGGTTTGTGGACATGTTCATCGACCCGGCGCTTGCGAACGTGAGGCAGACGGTGAACGGCGTCCAGGTGCCGGTGTTCAATCGGTTCGCCTCGGCGGCGATGATGGCCGATGGCGACCCGAACTTCTCGCCGCTCACGGCTTACACGCCCGACGTGCTGGTGACGCGAAGCCTGCTCGGGGCGATCCGGGGCGCGCTCAGCTTCAGGGCGGGCACGCGGTCGCCGGGGCGGCGATACAAGAGCGGCACAAGCCGCGAGGGCGGGCACGTGCGCGACCTGCTCAGCGGCTTCAATGTGCGGACGTTTCAGATGCTCGCCGAGCGCGGGCGGAGGGAGTGGATGCGGGCGGTCTTGGACGCGGCCACGCCGATCCAAGGCAACGTGGTCCCGCCCGGCTGGACGAAGCTGGACACGGGCATGGCGGACTTGTGGAACGCGGTGAAGCGCTTGCGCCGCTGGCATTCGCCCGTGGATCCCACGACCGGCAACCCGAAGTTTCCCGAGACGGAGCAACGCCTGACCGATGATGGTTCGCCCGAATACAAGGCGTTCTTCGGCGAGGCGGCGCGCTTGCGAGGACGGCAGTTGATGTTGCCCTCGGCGCTCGTCGACCAGCTTGTGCGGCGTTACACCGCGCAGGTCGAGCACGGCATGCTCTATCGCCTCGGCGCCTGGGCGGTCCGCAACTCGGCCCGGCTCTTCCTTGCGCATCCCGTCACTTACGTAGCCAACGTGCTCACCAACGACCTCTTCACGCTCGAAGCCGCGACGCGCCGCATCTTGTCGGGCGTGGCCGGCGGCAACCCCGAGGACCTCCGCCTCGCGCGCGAGTTGTTCGTGGCCGAGGCGTGGAAGTGGTTTCCCGGCTTGCGCGGGCTCGTGGACCCGCAGTTCCGCGACACCGTGGCCGAGGTGCTGCCGGACAACCTGTTCGCCGACCAGACCGCGCTCGCCGACGTGAAGGTGCGGATGGACGAGGACCCGCTGAGTTATCTCCGCAAGGGCGAGATCGGAGCGGCGGCGCTTCAGGCCATCCGCTACGGCAACATCGACGTGCGCTCGAAGCAACGCATGGCTTACGCCTTCCTCAAGGCCCGCGCCGTGACCCGCGCGCGCGAGGCGGGCTTGAAGGGCGCGGCGCTCCGCACCGCGGTCGAGACTTACCTGCGCAACCCGCCGATGTCGGACCGGGCGCAAGCGGTCGCCATGGCGGGCTTCGAGCTGCTTAACTACTCGGATTCACCGGCGTGGCTCGAAAACTTCGCCAGCAACGACTACTCCAAGCTCGTGATGCCCTTCCCGCGTTTTGGCTATCATTACATCGCCAAGAACGCGAGGCGAGCGGCCGCGGTCAAGACGCTGCTCTCCAAGGTGCCCGCGCGCCAGCGAGCCGACGCCTTCGCCGACGTGATGACCTTCCTCATGTGGCCCGCGGGCGGGCTCGGCATCCTCGCCGCCTACCTCGCCCGTGGCGACAAGGACGACGACGACGCCGAGGCGCGCCAGCTCGTCGGCACGGCCGTGGTCAAGGACCTCGACGCCGACGGCAACGTGACGTCCAAGGTTCTCCCGCGCGAGCTGATCACCAGCAACCGCATCAACCTCTCGGCCTGGGCCCGGCAGATGGGGCTCGGCACCGAGCGCGAGGAGGACTTCTGGCTGCGGGTGCGGTCTTACCCCGCCATCGCCATGGCCGGGGCGGCGTTGCTTGCCGAGGAGGACGCGAGGAAGTTCGGCGCGGTCGAGGGCGCGCGCACTTACGCCCGGGCCGCGAGCGATCTGGCGAGCGATTTCCTGAGCGTGGGCGCCGCGGTCAAGGTGCCCGCCAAGCTGCTCGGCGAACTCAGCAACCGCCCGCGCGAGCGCACACTGGTCGATCCCTACGCCTCGGGCGTGCCGACCGTGGCTTACGTCACTGACCAGACGCTTGACAGCTTCGTGCCCGGCTCGCGCCAGGCCGACCTCGTGATCCGGTGGATTGACCCCGTCCAACGCCGCCGGACCGCGAGCAAGCAGCAGGGCTTCGAGCCCGGCGTGTGGGACGCGGCGCGGGTCGGACACGTCACGGGCTTGCTCGACCGGCTGCTCACGGGCGCGCCCGGCGAGCACGGACCGGCCGAGAGCACCTTGCCGCCCGAGGGCCCGCTCGACCGCCGCACCCGGTCGGTCTCGCCGCAGGTCGCCAGCGACCTCCAACGGCTGCTTGAACTCGGCGGCTTCAACGTCCGCCCCATCGACCGTCGCCGCTACGAGACCGCGCTGGAGAAGTTTGCGCAATGAACACGCCCACCGCCACCGCTCCAGCCCAGGCGTTCAAGCCGACGCCGTGGCCGACGTTGCCCTTGCCCACGCCGGCGCAGGTCGCCTTCGCCCGGCAGGAGCCCGCGCGCTTCCAGCAACTTGTGGACGCCCTGCTCCAGCGCGAGAAGCTCATCGAACTCGAGCAGACCGACCCGCTCAACCACGGCTTCGAGCCGCGACCGTGGAAGCGCGCCCGCGAACTGCTCGGCGTCTGCGACGACTTGCTCATCCAAGGCGGCAACCGCGCGTCGAAGACCGAACTCGCCGCCAAGCTCGTGGTCGAGGGGCTCGTCAACCACGAGAACGCCCGCGCCTGGTGCCTCCACTCCTCGGCCAACACGAGCGTGGCCATGCAACAGCCGGTCATCCACAAGTATCTCCCGCCCGAGTGGCGCGACATCGGCAAGCGCGGCCGGGTGACCAATGTCTGCTACACCCAGAAGAACGGTTTCTCGGAGAACACCTTCGTGCTGCCGAACGGGTCGCAATGCTGGTTCATGAACTACATGCAAGACCCCAAGGTGATCGAGGGCGGCGAGCTCGGCGCGCTCGACGGCCCGATCGTCGGCGTCTGGTGCGATGAACTCGTGCCCTACGACTGGGTTGAAACTCTGCGCTACCGTCTCGTGACCCGCCGGGCCAAGCTGCTCATCACCTTCACGCCGGTCAACGGTTACAGTCTCGTGGTCAAGGACTACGTGGCCGGCGCAAGGGTGGCCGAGACGTTGCCGAGTCCGCTCCTGCTTGACCGCGTAAACGTGGCCGGTTGCATTAAGGGCACGATGCCTTACGTGCTCGAACCGCTCAGGAAATCTCAGCGGGTGGTCTATTTCCACACCTCGGAGAATCCCTACTCGCCCTACAAGCAGCTTGTCGAGGCGCTCGCCGGCCGGCCGAGCACCGAGATCAAGGTCCGCGCTTACGGCTGGGCCGACAAGCTCGCCGGCAACGTGTTCCCGAAGTTTGGCGACCTCAACATCGTCAAGCGCGCCGACGTGCCGGTCGAGGGCACGAACTGGTGCATCTGCGACCCGGGCGGCGCCAAGAACTGGTTCTTCATCTGGATCCGGGTGGACGCGCTCGGCCGCAAGTTTGTCTACCGCGAGTGGCCTTCGCGCCTCACGCACGGCGAATGGGCGTTGCCAAGCGAGAAGGCCGACGGCAAGCCGGGCCCCGCCCAGAAGAACGACGCCGGCCGCGGCATCACGGGCTACAAGGCGCTCTTGCGCGAGTTGGAATCCGAGGAGGTCTACGGTCGCATCATCGACCCGCGGGCCGGCAACGCCGCCGTGCCCGGGCTCGACGAGGGCACGAGCATCGTGCAGATGATGCTCGACGAGCAACTCGACGGCCAGGGCGCGGTCGCCCAGGCCCCGATGGAGTGGATGCCCGCGCCCGGTTGCAAGGTGGACGAGGGGTCCACGCTCATCAACGACTGGCTCGACTACGACACCTTGCGCCCGGTAGACGCCTTGAACTGCCCGCAGCTTTATGTCTCCGAGGATTGCGAGAACACCATCTTCAGCCTGCGCGAGTGGACCGGCGCCGACGGCGAGAAGGGCGCGAGCAAGGACCCCGTCGACTGTTTGAAGATGGCCGCCAAGTTTCCCGTGGAATATGTGGACGCCAGGGCCCCGGTATGTTTCGGCGGCGGCGGAGGTTATTAGACTATGAACACAACGAACGAACACGACGAACTGTTGCAAGTAACCGAGCAGCCCGACATGCGGCGGCTCCTGCGTGAGTATGAAAAGGCCGGAGGCTCTTGGAACAGCCTTTCGCGCACCGAGCGCGCCGAGGAGGTGCGGTTCATGCGCTGGACCGGCCAGTCGAGCGACGGCAAGAAGCACCGCGAGAACCTCGACGGCGCCGAGCCGTTTCCGTGGGAAGGCGCGGCCGACTCGCGGATCCCGACCGTGGACGCCATCATCAACGACCTGCTCGTGGTGCTGCTCATGGCCTTCCAACGCGCCCAGCTCAAGGTGGTCGCCCGCCGCGCCCAGGACACCGCCCGCGCCGGCGCCGTCCAGAAGGTGATGGACTACTTGCGCGCGACCTACCGGCGCGACCTCCGGCGCGAGGCCGAGCTCGCGCTGCAATACATGCTCACCTACGGCGTCGGCGTGATGCAGGTCGACTGGGAACGCCAGGTCTCCGCTCATTACCGCACGATCACGCTCGAGGAGGTCGGCTACGCCGCGCAAGCCGCCGGGATGCCGCAACTGACTTCGATGCTCCTCGACCCCGCGCAGGAGCCGGCCGTGGTCGCGCTCGCCGCCGAGGTGCTCAAGCTCAAGCCCGCCCGCGCCCGCAAGCTCGTCCGCGAACTCCGCGAGCAGGGCCGCGCCACCTTCCCCGAGACTTACATCTCGCGCAACGGTCCTTGCGTCACCGCGCGACGTGTCGCCGAGGACATCTTCTTTCCCATCGAGACGTCCACGCTCCAGCGCGCCCGGGTCATGTTCGTGAAGGATTATCTCACCGAGACCGAGCTGCGCGAGAACGTGCTGACCGAGGGCTGGGATGCCAACTGGGTGGACCACGCCATGAAGACCCGCGGGCGCTTCACCGATTGGAACGCCGCGCTGCTCGCCGGCCGCAAGAGTCTGGAGAACGAGTTCATGGCCGCGAGCGCCGTGCGTGACGGGCAGGATCTCGTCGAGGTGCTGTGGGCTTACGTCCGCAAGGTGGACGACGACGGCGTGCCGCAGGTCTGGGTCACGGTGTTCAGCCCCTACGCGCTTCAGGACGAGCGCGGCGAGCCGATCTACGCCCGGCACTACGCGCTCGGCTACGATCACGCGCAGTATCCCTTCATCGAGCTCGCCCGCGAACGTGTCTCGCGCCGGTTGCTCGACGCCCGCGGCGTGCCCGACGTGGCCGTGACCTGGCAATACGAGGAGAAGGCCCAGTGCGACGCGCTCACCGACCGCACCAGCCTCGAAGTCAACCCCACGTTGCTCGTGCCGGCGCGCATGGGACAGAAGTTCAACATCGGCCCCGGCGTCAAGGTGACCCGCGCGCGCGAAAACGAAATCGACTTCCTCAAGCCGCCCCCGGGCTCGCCGAACATCGCGTTCGAGGTGGTCAAGATGGTCCGCGCCCGCGCCGCGAATTACTTCGGACTTATGGAGCCCGAGGTCTTGCCCGCCCGCTGGCAGGCCAAGATGCAGGCCGCGAGCGATGGCTTTCTCACCAGCGCCGAGGCGGTCTTCACGCAGATGCTCCAGCTCGCGCAACAGTTCCTCACGCCCGAGGAGATGGAGCGCTACGCCGGCAGCAACCCCGACTTCCCGCGCTCGCCGCAGGACATCGCCGGGCAGTTCGACGTGCAGCTCGTCTTCGACGCGCGCGACCTCGACATGGACTACACCTTCCGCAAGCTCGAGGCGGTGAACAAGCTCGCCGTGCCCATCGACCGCGGCGGCTTGATCGACCACAATAAACTCGTCGGGCTCACGCTCGCGGCCATCGACCCCTCGCTCGCGCAATCCATCGTGAGCGACCAGACCGGCGCGTCCAAGGCGGTGTTCGACGAGGTCGACAAGCAGGTTTTGCGCATGAGCGCCGGCAACGAGGCCGAATACGTCGAGAACGATCCGACCGCGCAGATGAAGCTCCAGTTCTTGAGCCAGATCGTTTTCGGCGACCAGACCGGCCGCGGCGGCAACCCGGCCTACCAGGAGGCGTTGCAAAGCAACGAGCGCTTCCGCGCGCTCATGGAGAACTACCAGAAGAACCTGCAACAGTCCGTCGTGCAGCTCGGGCAGAACGTCGTGACCGGCCGCACCGGCGTGAAGCCCGTCGGCGCCTGAGCGCCCGCGCCGAAGCCCGCGGCCGACCACCCCAGAAAGCCGCTTGACACCGTGCGGTTATTCGGCAGAATACACGGGATGAAGCGAGACGGGAACGAGAAAGGTGAGCGATGACGGGGAGCGCGAAGAAACGGCAGCGATTGCAACCGGGACGCATCCGCGCTCCCCGGCGTTCGCTCGATCGCTTGGTTCGGAGATGGCACGCTGAAGTGCTAAGACGCGACGTGAAAACGGATGCATGGATACACGCCTTTCTCCGCTGGTGGTGGTATAAATCGAAACGTGACGGCGTGGACGCAAGCAAATCCCTGCGCCAACACATGAGCGAACGATTGGGTTCGCCGAACACCTGCGTCAGCGACGGGCCTGCTGGCGCTCCCGAATCAACCCGCAGCGTGGAAGGCCCGTTCGCTGCACGCAATGGTTAGACCTTTATGATTACCGCAGACCGAACACCAATAAACCGCCAAGCGGCGAAGCAACTATCCGGCGACAATGGCCGCGTAAAAACCGTAGAAGAGGCAATGCGGCTGATGGCTGGATACCTCACTCAAGAATACGTGACCAAGGAAATCCGCAGCGTGCTGGATGCAAACATGACGATGGAAATAAAGCTCGTCATCGGAAAGCACCATAGCGCCGGTTGCGGACTATCTGTGGCGCTCTCATCTAGTGCAAAAACCAAAACCCCGAACAAGTGCGGGCTGTTCTATGGCGATTTGGTCTAACGCCCAAGCTGAGCGACAGCCATGAGCGCCGCCGAGACGCAACCTATCACGCAAGACGCCAGCCCGGCGCTCATGGCTGTTCGCTCCAGCGCCTTGTTAGCCGTCTCTTATGGCGGTGGAACTAACTCGACTGCGATGCTCTGTGGCTTCAAGACGCGGGGAATCAAACCCGCGCTCATAATCTTCGCGGATACCGGCGCGGAAATGCCGCATACCTATGCGCACGTCGAAATCATGCGGGCGAAAATCCGCGAGTGGTGGAATCTCGAACTCGTGACGGTGCAAGCCACGCGCAAAAATCAACCGTGGACAATCGTGCAGGACTGCGAAAAGAAAAAACTCCTGCCCGCTCTGGCGTATGGCTCGCGGTCATGCTCTCAGCGCTTCAAGCACGAACCGATGGAACGATACATAAAGACGTGGATGCGTGAAAATGGCGTGAGCGAAATCGTGAAGTGTATCGGATACCACGCGGATGAAGGCTACCGCGTCGCCGGAAAGCCTACGAGCAAGCAACTGGCGAAAGGTCTGACGGAACGCTACTGGTATCCGCTCGTCGAATGGCAATGGCGGCAAGAGGACTGCCAATCGGCAATCTGCCGCCACGGAATACCGCAGGCCGGAAAGAGCGCGTGCTACTTCTGTCCGGCGAGCAAGCGCAGCGAAGTCGTGCGACTCAAAGAAAACCATCCCGAACTGCTGGCGTCCGCGCTGAGAATCGAGGCGGCCGCACAGGCGAGAAACCGCACCAAAATCGGGCTAGGTGGCGGCGGCAACCTGTGGGCGGACTGGCTGGCAATGGACGAAGCCCAAATAAAAATGATGCTGGACATCGAGCCGCACGAAATGCCGTGCGGGTGTGTGGCCGGCTAACGCCAAGGTCAGCCACGGGCGCGAATAACCATGAACTCAGACAACACCAACACCGCAGAACTGACCGGCACATCGCCCGTTGGCTGCAACGTGATGTTAGAGCGCAATCCTATGATCCCCAAAACCATCATCCATCTACTATCCGGCGGCCTCGACTCCGTGACCATGCTTTACGACCTAACCAATCAAGGTCATCGCGTTCACGCTCTGCTGTTCGACTACAAGCAACGCCACAAGCAGGAACTCCAGTTTGCAATCACGCACGCGAAGCGGGCGGGAGTGCTGTGGACGCGAATGGAACTTCCGCAACTCGGTGGACTGAATGAGCAATCGTGGGTCGTGCCAAACCGCAACGCCATCTTTCTGAGCGTGGCGGTAAATGTGGCCGCGCAGGCTGGTGCGGACACTGTGACAATCGGATGCAATGCCGCCGATGCCGATTACTTCCCCGACTGCCGCAAGGCTTTTCTGGATGCGATGAATGCCGCCATTGAGGCGGCAGGATATGACGTGGAAATCTGCGCCCCGTATCTCGACAAATCAAAGGCGTGGATTGCGCGGCTGGCGTCTGACTTCCGCATCCGGCCAGACGAAATCTGGACGTGCTACCAACCAACCGAAACAGGCCCGTGCGGCAAATGCCCAGCCTGCCAAAAACTAAACGCCGCAATCGCGTGATGCTCATCATGGGACAATCCAATCGCGTCTGGCACTACTGGGCCGGGAGACACCCCGGCTCGGTGGGCGTGCTGATTGGCCCGTCCTATGGCAAGAAAGTCCCCGTGGATAAGTGGATGCCGTTCGTGCTGGACAATGACGCTTTTACGGCGTGGCGCGACAAGAAACTGTGGGACGTGGAAGCGTGGCGCGGGATGCTGCGATGGATACGGATGACCGGCCAGAAACCGCTGTGGGCAGCGGTGCCGGATGTGGTGGCAAACCGCGAAGCAACGCTTGCCAACTGGCCGATCTACCGCGACGAAATCAAACGCCTCGGCTGGCCAGCAGCCTTTTGTGTCCAAGACGGCATGACTCCCGCCGATGTGCCTGCCGATGCCGATGTGGTGTTTGTGGGCGGCAGCGATGGCTGGAAATTCCCCAATCTCGAAATGTGGACTCAAAGTTTCCCGCGTGTCCACTGCGCCCGCGTGAACGCGCCAGAAATGATCGAAGCCTGCGCCCGGCTAGGCTGCGAATCGGTGGACGGGACTGGCTGGTTCCGCGACCCCTCACGGCAGGACAAGGTTCCCGCCCTTGAACGTTTTATTGAAGGACACCGAAACCAAACACCAGAGCTGCCGATGGCGTCTGCCTTGCGCTCTAACAGTTGATTATACAGCACGACGTCGCTATAATGCCGAGATGCCGCAGGTCGAGCCACCCAAGCCACGGTTGCGAGTCCGATTTGACAACGTCGTCGCGCTCAGGCATTTGAGCCTGCACACGTCTCGCCAATACTGGCACCACTTCGCAAGGTTCGTTCAATATCACCGCCTGAAGTCCGAGGCCGAGCTGCGCGACGGCGCCGAGGCCAAGATCGCCGCTTGGCTCACGGCCGAGGCGCGCCGGGGCGTGTCGGTCTCCACCCAGCACCAGGCGCTCAACGCGCTCGTGTTCGTCTTCCGCGACGTGCTCAATCTCGAGCTCGGCCAGTTCCCCGCCTTCGCCCGCGCGACCCGGCCCGAACGCCTGCCCGACGTCCCCGCATCCCACGAGGACGCCATGAAGATCGTCGGCGCCGTCCCCGGCGATGCCGGCCTCGCGCTCCGGCTCATCTACGGCTCGGCGCTCCGGTTGCACGACTGCCTGCGGCTGCGCTTGAAAGACCTCGACTTCGCCAACGGTGAAATCTACGTGCGCGGATCCAAGGGCGACAAGGACCGCGTGGTCCCGTTGCCGTCCAAGCTCGCGCGCGAGTTGCGCGATCTCGTGGCGCGGCGCGAGGTAGAGCACGCCGCCGAGAAGCGCGACGGCCGCGGCTGGGTCTTCCTGCCCGGGCTTCTCGGGCGCAAGAATCCCAAACTGCACTTCGAGACCGGATGGCAATACGTGTTCGCCCAGGCTCAGGACTCGCGCGACCCGTCGAGCGGCAAGCGCGGCCGGCACCACACGCTGCCCGACACCTTGCAGCGGGCGCTCCGCTCGGCGAGGACGCAGTTGAGGATCAAGAAGCGCATCACCCCGCACTCGCTCCGCCACGCCAGCGCCCGCGAGATGGAGCGCCGCGGCACGCCGATCGCGGAGATTCAGAAAGCGCTCGGGCACCGCAACGTCGAGACGACCATGCGCTACCTCGGATCCAAGGACACCCGCAAGCCCCGCGTGAAGGGCCCGCTGGACTGAGCCGCACCATACGCCGCACCAACGCCGGGAGCCCGCGGGCAACCCTCTGCCCTTCAACGCTCAGCGCCCCGCCCGACACTGCTCCGAAGTCAGAAGCTCTATCCAATTGAGCTACCAGCGCGGGGGTTTGTAAGGGGTTGAAATTCACGCGGTTTTGAATGGGGTGCAAGGGGTTGCGGTGGCGCGGGCAAGGGGTTGGTGCGGATTTTGGTTGCAGTAGTTCGCAGGACTACGCATAGTCTCGCAAATGAAGTCCGCACCAAACCAAGCACCAGATCGAACGGTTGATTGCATGTCAGATGAAGGCCGCGCCTCGCGGGCGGCGGGTGGAGGGTCGCCGGACTCGACGGCTTACGTCAAGCACGGCGGGCGAAGGTTCAAGATTTACCGACGCGCGCCGGCCGGGGCCGAGGGGTCGCCGGGACGGGACGCGATCTGGTATCTGCGCGCGATCGTCGGCGGGAGGATGATGCACCCTTCGCTCGGGACGAACGTGCGGAAGGTCGCGGAGGAGCGGGCGCTTCGGCAATACATTCTGCCCGCGCTGGCGGGGCGTTGGGAGGACGTCGAGGCGCGGAACTCGCGGCGGCCGGTGGCGAGGCTCGAGGAGGTGTTCGCCGCTTATGTCGCGCTGGCGCCGGTGTTGAACCGTCCGCGCCGGGCCTTCGAGAACGTGGTGCTCGCGGCCAAGCGGGTGGTGAGCGTGGCGGACGGCGTCGTGCGCGAGGACGTGGGTGAGCTGCCGGCAAGCGTGTTTTCGGAGGGGCTCGTGTATCGGTTTCAGCGGGCGTGGATGGCGCGGGTGCCGGCGGAGGAGGTCGAGGCGCGCAACGCTGCCGCGGTGAGCGCGAACAGTTACGTGCGCCAGGCAAGGCAGCTTTTCGCGCGCGAGGTGATGGCGCGGGCGCCCTACGCCGGGCTTGTGATGCCCGAGCTCGCGGGGTTCCTGGCCGCGCGCAAGCTGCGCGAGGCGAAGCGCAAGGCTTCGCTGCCCGAGCCTGCGGTGCTGGCGGCGGTGCTCGAGGCGGCGGAGCGGTTGCGCGTGGATCGGCCGGGGCTGTGGCTGCTCTGGTGGCTCGCAGTCCAGACGGGGCTGCGCAAGGGCGAGCTGCGGGCGATGCGGTGGAGGTGGTTCAGGCCGGGATCCGTGCGCGTGTGCTTTGAATCGGACTTCATGCCGAAGAGCCGGGAAGAGCGGGAGGTGCCTTGCGCCGAGGCGACGGAGCGCGAGGCGCGGTCGGTCGCGGTGGCGCTGGGATGGCCGACGGGCCCGGGTGACCGGGTGATCGCGTCGGGGTTCGAGCGGTTGGCGCGCCGGTTCGGGCCGTGGTTGATCGCGGCGGGGTGGACGCGGAGGCAGAAACTGCACGAGATGCGGAAGGTCTACGCGAGCGTCTTGGTGCGCAGTAACGACGTGACGGCGGTTCAGGCTGCGCTCGGTCACCAGGATGTCAGGACAACGCAGATTTACGCGGCCGCGCCGAGGGCGGGCGCCGTGGACGTGGTCGCGGCGTTGGCGGTGGGAAAGGAAACCGTTCCTTCACGCCCGCTAATAACGCTCCGCGACGCGCCGCCCTTGCGACCGATGGCGGTGAGGTAGGCGGAAATCACGCCGTCCGTTACGCGCGCATCCTTGACGCTGTGCATTGCGAACGGCGCGCGCGGGTTGCAGTCGCACCAGTGGCGTTTGTGGGTTTCAAGTTTGGCGATGCGCCCGCAGGCGTCGCACTTGAAAAGCTCGGCGGGTGGTGTTTTGGGTTTCATCGCGCGACCGCTCCGTTCTGCCGCCTAACCCACCGTGCTTTCGCGGCCTCGCTGGCGGCTTGTTTTCGTTGGGCCTTGGACATTCCGCGCCAGCGGGCTTTCCCGCCTTTGGCGCGTTTGGCGTCTGGCCACTGGTGGCCGCACTTCGGGCAGGTGTTCATTGTCGGGACTTGAAACGCAGGCAGGCTTCGTAGCTTTCGCGCTCTTGTTCAAGCTCTCTGCGGAGATCGTTGGCTACCTGAATCAGGTCCACCAGTTGTCGCTCCTGATCCTTGTATAGTGCCACGTATCCGGCGTCATTGTCGCAGTAAGGAAGTTGCCCCATGTCCACCAGCGCCAGCCTGTCTTTCAGTTCAGTGATGATCGTTTTCATGGCTTCACTATATGCGAGCTAGCACGCACTGTCCACAACTGTTTGCTCCCGCCCGCACTTTGCAGCCGCGCTAATACTGCGCCGCCGTTGTATCACGCCCGCTAATAACGCTCCGCGACGCGCCGCCCTTGCGGCCGATGGCGGCTAGGTAACGGCGGATGTTGGTGGTGGTGGTGCTCACTTTCGACGCCGCCGATCTAAGCCCATCCTACGAGCCACCACGCGGCGGGCAATGTAAGACGGGGTTTTATTGAACAACGCGGCGGCAAACTGAACGGTTGCGTATCCCTCGACAGTCGCGGTGTCGCAAGCCAGCGATGAGCCAGGCTCGTCGTTTTCGGCTATCCACTCAAAGGCCGCGGCTAGGTAACGGCGGATGTTGGTGTTGTTGGTCACACGCGCTTTGGTGTTGGTGGTTACTTGCCGTTCACTTCCCAGTTCCGAAGGCGCGCAGCGACTAAGTCGCACAGCGCGTATTTGTCGGCTTTGTCCACCCATCCGAAGTCGATGGCCTGGTTCACGGCCATGAACACGGCGTCGCCGTGGCTCATGCTGCCCGAAAACCGACGCGCGTCTTCAAACAAGGACTCGACGGTGGTGTTGGTGTTGTTGTTGGTGTTGGTGATCATGGTCTTTGTCGGTGCCGCCGGGGCGGTGCTGGGCGGTCTGCCCCGCCGGCCGCGTCCGGCTCGAGGCCGGGCGCGGAGTGGCGGATCAGGCGTGGGCGCAAACTGCGATTCCGTTTGTGTAGCAACTGTCCACGGGGCGGCCGTCGGGCACGTCGCCGGGCCGCAGGATGTAGAGCGCGCAACCGCGGGGATCGGTCTGGTGGTAGTAGCTCAGGCCGGCGCGCTTGCAAACCGCCTCGACCCGACGCAGGGCGCCGCGCTCGCGGTCGGCCACGGGCCGGCGGTAGCTTTTGCCCGTGTGCGGATAGGTGACGAGGTAAGGCTTGCCCGTCGTCTCGTCGCGCTCGAGGCACCAGGAAGCGTAGTCGTTGCCGTCGCCACACTCGAGCTCTCCCCATCGGTGAAGGGTCATCTCTGCGCGGCGTAGCGTGTTGGCTTCCTCGACGGTGAATCCGACGTTCACGAGCCGGGACAGGAGGTTGATGATGCTGGTTTTCATGGTGTCTCCGAACCCCGCGCCCGCGACGGGTGAAAAGCTGCACGCTGGCGCGCGCAGGACCGCCGCGGGGCGGGGAAATCTGCCGTTGTTGTTGGTGTCACTTTTCACGTTGACGCGGGGAGCGTCTCACGGGGCGGCGAATGTGTCAACTAATAATTTTGCGAGGTGATGGAAACCGACAACCCCCACAGCGCGAAAGGCGCAAAATAATTTTTGCGCGAGCTATTGGGTGCGGGTGATCTCTTGCCATGTGTCGATCTGGCGAGAGTCCTTGACGACGGAGACGAGAAGCCAGGTGCGGCCGGTGGACGTGTCGAGCTTGATGATGACGGGGACGCGCGTGGTGCCGAGGGTGTCGGCGTGCAGGATCTCGCTGGTGGCGGAAATGATAGTGAAGCGGCCGACGGGACCGACGGTGGCCGAGGGCGCGGGCGCTGAGGCGGTCTGCGTGTGGCCGGCGAGGACGAGGGCGAGGAGGAGGAGCGAGGCGAGGCGGGCGCGCGAGTTCATTTCTTGGCGGTGCGGAGTGTTGCGGCTGGAGCTGCGGCGCGTGGCGAGTCGTTCAAAAGGTAGTCGGAGAGGTTCAACTTCGGGCGGCTGAGTTCTTCCTCGAGCAGTGGGAGGCCTGCGGCCACGGCGGCGGCGATCACTTCGGCGATGCTTCGACGGTCGACGGTGGCGACGCGCGAAACGCGCTCGTAAAGCGCTTGTTCAAGGCTGGTGCCGCATTGCTTTTTGCTCATGCGCAGAGAAGAAAACCCGAGGCAATAAATTTGTCAACTTTTCTCTTGCATCTGGAATGGATAGGGCATATAGCTTGTCCATGTCATACGATCAGCGAAAGGTTACGGTGAGCACAACGCTTGACCCGCAGGACCGCGCGCGGGTGGAGCGGCTCGCCCAGGTGTCGGAGCTCACGCCGAGTCATATCGTGCGGAAGGCGTTGCTGCGCGGCTTGCCGACGATCGAGCAAGACGTGTTGGGCGCGGCGGCGTCGGCGCCGTTGAAGGCGGAGGTGGCATCGTGAGCGCGAGGCGCGCGACCCGGCGGAGGATGGCGATTCGCGAGGCGCAAGGGGCCGCTGACGCGGCTTTTTTGAGGCCGCTCCTAGCCGCGGTCGGGGTGGAGCTGGTCCGATCGCCTGAAGGCTGGGTCAAACTTCAACCGAAGGAGCGGAAGCCGTGAGCCTGGGCGACTTGTTTTTTTTCCTGCTCGGCGTCGAGGCCGGGCTTGCGGTGGCGCTGGTGGTCTTGCTGGTGGTCCGGGCGCTCGAGGCGCGGGCGCATCGGCGTCGGTTGGCGCAAGCGGCTGCGGCTGAGGCGGAGCGGGAGATGGCAGATGAGCGGGCTTTTTCGGTGGGGTGGAGGGCATGAGCCAAGGGACGCAAGAGCGGCTCGCGGAGCGGCGGCTTTACACGCCGGCTGAGGCTGCGGCTTTTTTTGGGATGTCGCGCCGATGGGTGGAATTGCAGATGGCAGCGCGGGAGCTGGACGTTTACCAGCTCGGGCGGCCGCGTATCAGCGGGCCGAGCATGAACAGGCTCTTGGAGCGGCGGCGGGTGCAGGAGGTGGCGCGATGAGCGAGCTTCAAGTTGAGTTTCCCGAGCTGGAGGAGGCCAAGGGGGCGGAGTTGCTCACGGTCGATGTGCGCGCGGCGAGTGGTGGCCACGACGGGAGCCGGATCGAGCGGGACCGTGAGCGGGTGGCGGCTATCCTGGCCGCGCTTCACGAGGGGCTTTCGTTCCGGCACGTCGCCGCGGCCTTCCATGTCAGCCGAAACACCGTGGCGGCGTTGGCGGCGAAATATCCCGAGGCCGCGGAGCCAGAAAAGAAGAGGTTAGCTGGACTGTTCCGTGGCTTCGCAAGGCTGGCAGTCGAGAGGGCTACGGCCGAGGTCGACAAGATCCCGGCTGGCCTGCTGGTGCTCAATGCGTGCCAGGCTGCCGACAAGGCGCTCCTTTTGATGGGTGAGGCTACGGTGCGGGTGGCACATAAAAGCGAAGTGCGGCGCGAGGACGTGGCGGGATACCTGGCCGGGCTGCCGGACGCTGGCGGGCGTGCTCTTGATTCCGAATTAAGCGCGAACGGTGGCTTTTCTGGAGGTTTTGGTGGAGTCGGCGGCGGCGGTGCGGCACTTGGTGCGGCTGGTCTGCCGCCGGATCGCGGCGACCTGGGCCCGGCCCCGGCCGCCAGCCTGCCCGCGGGTGGTGGCGGGGGGGGGGGTGCGGTTTCGGCGTCGGGCGATGCTGGATAATGGGTCAGGTTGCGGAGAATTTTGGCCAAATCGGGTTATGGACACGACACAAGACGCTTGCGGCGAGGTGCCCCCGGCCAAGGAGGGCCAGCACATCAGGGCTGTTGAGGCCAAGGTAACCACTTGTCCCAGCCCGGAACATTCCGCTGGGGACACCGCCCCGCAAGCCGCCTTCCCGATCGCCGAGCGCGACCTCGCCATCCGCCTCGGCAGACCCTTCGGTGCGCTCAAAAAAGCCCGCGCTCGCTTCTCCGAAGGCACCGACTGGCTTCCTGTCGACCGCAAGATCCGCTGGACACGCGCCGCCGCCGAAAAACTCGCCGCCCACCTCGGCGTCGGCGACGAAATCCAGGCATGGCTCAACGCCCCACGGGACGGCGACGCAGCCCCTTTGGGCGCGCGCACCGTCTCCGAAGCCGCCGTGTCCGAAAAACCCGCCGGAACGCCAAGTCCGCTCGTGGAATGGCCCATTATCGGCACCGTCACCCGCGTCAACTTCCCCAACCCCATGGTCATCGAGCTTCAGGTCGACGGCCGGCGCGCCTGGCTCGACGTCAAGCCCGACTGGCGCCCATGGTTTGTCCCCGGCATGAAAGTCGGCCTCAAACCCAACGGCCCGCGCGACCGTTACTACACCCGCAAACCGCGGCAGAAAGGCAAGTGGTGAAACCCCGACCCCCATCCCGGCCCCGCAAACCGCGGCGACGGTCCGTCATCGTCCGGCGCTGCGCCGTCACCGTCTACGACCCCCGCGGCCAGGGCGTCACCTTCATCTGGGGCGGCAAGCCCGCCCCATGAACCCCTGGCGCCGCCTACGGATGCGCGGCCTCGTGCGGCTCCTCCATCACCCCAGCGACCGCGTCCGCTGGAGGTGGACCGGCGAAGGCCTCGCCGTCAACGGCGCCAACCACCGCGGCTGGCGCATCAAATTCGGCAACGGACTCTGGGTCCAGAAACAAGAAAAACGCAGCGAATGAACAACCCCATGACTGACGAACTCGCCTGCAACGGCGGCTGGTGCGCAGAACAAGCCGAGGAATAGCAGCCATGACCCCCATGAACCACCTCTCAGGCACCCTCACGCTGACCCGCAGGCTCAGCACCCACGACCTATGGCTCGCCGAACCCTTCAACCGCGCCCAAGCCTGGATCGACATCCTCCTCCTCGCCAACACCGAACGCCACGAACTCCGCATCCGCGGCGTCCCCGTCGTCGTCGAACGCGGCCAGCTCGCCTGGAGCATCGTCAGCCTCGCCGACCGCTGGCAGTGGGGACGCGAGAAAGCGGCCGGCTTCCTCCGCGAGCTCGCCGCCAAGGGCATGGTCCGCGTCAAATCCGACACCGTCTCCACCCTCATCACCGTCACCAACTACAACACCTACCAGACACCACACCCGGCAACAAACCAAGCAGCAGACCCGTCAGCGGACACGACACCAGACCGAGCAACAGACCCGACACAGAGTAAGGAGAAAGGAGGGGAGATAGGGAGGGGGGAGCGCGCGCGCGCGGAGTCAGGAACCCCGCCAAACCCGACTGCCCCCATCGCCTCCGCATCCAACCCACCGACGCTCGACGACGTGATCGAGTTCCTCGACACCACCGAGACCCGGGGCGCCTTGCTCGACGTCGGCGCACCTTTCATCCCCGAACCCTGGGCCGTCGACTGGTATGCCTCCATGGTCGAAAACAACCGCTCTTTCAACCGCTGGACCACCACGCTCCTGCTCCGCTTCCGCTCCGACTTTCAACGCCGCCACCCCAAGGCCCTTGGCGACCTCGCCGCCCCGCCCAACGGCGCCGGATCCACCGCCGTCCACCTCATCGCCAGCCAGAAAGCCCGCGAAGCCATCAACCGCGAACTCCGCGAAGTCTCCGACCAGCTCGACGCCCTCGCCGGCACCACCCCCGACGCCGAGCACCACGCCCTCCGCGCCCGCGAACGTGAACTTCAGACCAGCCTGTTCTCCATCCCCGTATGAAAAAAATACGCCGTCCGAAACTCGAACCCTCCACCGAAGCGCCGGATGTGTGGTCCTACAACCACTGCCTCTCCGAGCTCTACCACGACACCAAACCATTCGCCATCGTGATGCGGGATTTCAGGAACCCACTCTCCTTGAGAGACGCCCGGTTGCTGCTCGACGCCCTGAACCACACACCCACCCCGCGCGAGATCACGGGTGCCGAGTTCGCCGAACTCGTGAGCTCGGACTTTGCCTTGCGCGATCACATCACCGACTTGGAAGGGTTGGCCCGAAAGTTGAAGCACGTATCCGAGCGCCTCAACCAGACGCACCTTGCGGTCACGCTTGCATCGTGGGCTAGAGTGCCGCCGAAGCACGGAAGAACCCCGCTCGCATGACCCCTCCCACCCCCACCGACTCGCTCCCGCCTTACTCCCCCGAGGCGGAGCAGGCCGTCCTCGGCGCCATCCTTCAGGACGGCCACGCCGCGCTCGACGTCGTCCTCCAGGCCGGCGCCACGCCCGACTGGTTCTTCGACCACCGCTTCCGCAACGTGTTCGACGTCGTCCTCAAGATCGCCCGCGACGGCCGCACAGTCGATTACCACGTCATTTACGAGACGCTCAAGGCCACGCCCGACATCCTCAACGCCGCCGGCGGCCTCCCCGGCCTTGGCCAGTGGATGAACGAGTCGCCCTTGCGCTCCCGCCTCCCGCTCTTCATCGACACCCTCCGCGACAAGTGGCGCCTTCGCCGCGTCATCGCCGCGTGCTCCAAAGTCTGCGCCCAGGCCATGACCGCCGACACCGGCCCCGACGTCGGCGCCTTCGTCAACGCCGCCGCCGAGACCGTCCACCGCGCCACCGCCGAGGTCACCACCCAGCAAGACTGCTGGGACTTCCGCCCCGCCGTCCAAGCCGCCCTCGCCCACATCGAGCACTACCACAAGGGCGGCCTCCAGATCGACGGGCTCCCCACCGGCCTCGATTACATGGACAAGGTCCTCGGCGGCATCCCCGAGGATGGCTATGTCGTCCTCGCCGGCCGTCCCGGCAGCGGCAAGACCACGCTCGCCCTCAACATCGTCAGCCACCTTACCCTTCGCTATGAACATACCAACGAGGCGGGTCTGAAACAGACCGGCATCCCCGTCGGCGTCTTCTCGCTCGAGATGTCCGCCAAGAGCCTTGGCCGCCGCATGCTCTTTGGCGAAGCCCAGGTCAGCGCCGGCAAGTTCAAGCAAGGCTTCATGTCCAACGCCGACCTTCAAGCCCTGCTCAACACCGCCCCGCAAGTCGCCGGCGCCCGCATTGCCCTTGACTCCCAGCCCAGCCAGACCATCAGCCAGATCGCCGCCAAGGCCCGCCGCATGGTCCGCGAGTTCGGCGTCAAGTGCTTCGTCCTCGACTACCTTCAGCTCGTCCTGCCCGACCGCCGCAGCGGCCGCATCGACCGCGTCCAGGAACTCACCGACATCTCCGCCCAGTTCGTCCAGCTCAAGAAAGACCTCAACGTCCCGTGGATCATCCTCGCCCAGATGAACCGCAACATCGAGCAGGCCGAAAGCCATCGCGTCCCCGTCATGTCCGACCTGCGCGACTGCGGCGCCATCGAGCAGGACTCCGACGCCGTCCTCTTCCTCTACTTCCCCGAGCGCAAGCGCCCGCGCAAGGGCGAGGACCCGCCGCCCGACGACACCGACCTCATCTTCGACCACTACACCTCCGGCGGAACCCGGCAGGTCGAGTGGAGCGAACTTCCGCAGCGCATCAACGGTTTCGTGGCCAAAAACCGTGACGGCGCCACCGGCAAGATCGAGCTGCTCTTCCACAAAAACCAGTTCCGCTTCGAGGACTGGCACGCCTGGAAAGTCCGCCACGGCCACGAGCAAGCCAACAAAGGCGAACGCATCAAACCCGCCTCGCCCCCACCCGCCCAGCCCGACGAATGGCTCCCGCCCGAATCCAACGACCCATGAACCTAGAAACCACAGTTCAACCACGGATAAACACAGATGGACACGGATTCAGAGGCCGAAATCCGCTTCCGCAAGCCCTTGGCATCCGTGTTTATCCGTGTCCATCCGTGGTTGCAAGTTTCCTGCTCGCCACGGCCTTCCCCGGTCGCGTCGCCCTGCTGAGAGGCTATGGCAACGCGATTGTCGCGCCCCTCGGCGCCGAGTTCGTCCGCGCCGCGATGGAGATCACACCATGAACCTGGAAACCACAGTTCAACCACGGATAAACACAGATGGACACGGATTCAGAGACCGAAATCCGCTTCCGCAAGCCCTTGGCATCCGTGTTTATCCGGGTTTGCAAGTTTCCCGTCCCGTTCCAACACCGGAGTCTAGCATGAAACTCAACCCCTGCCCCTTCTGCGGCGAGTCCTCGGCTTTCCTGCCCGAGCCCCCGCCGGACCTTCCCCATGTGAACCCGAGCGTGGGCGCCGTCATGTGCGCCTCCTGCGGCGCCCGCGGCCCCGCCAACACCTCGCCCGGCATCTCATGGAACGAAGCCACCGCCACGATCCGCGCCGAACTCGCCGAGCGCGACGCCGCCAACCTCCACACCGACCTCGACCGCCGCCTCGGCACCTCCTCCCACCGCCCGCTATGACCACGCCCCCATTCGCTCCAGTGATTTGCGCTCCATCCAAAACCCGAACTTGCACGGGTTGCGGAAAACCATTCCAAGCACGCACATACTCGCACTGCGTATGCAGTGACGAATGCCTGGAAGGCGAAGGCATTCCGTGGATACTAAAAGACCTAAAGCCATGCGAGGTTTGTGGCGGCAAAGTAAAAGAAGAAAGTATGTGTGGCGGCTATGTCTGTCGGAATCGGTGCGCCGCCGAATGGACTGTCGAAAGCTACAAAAGCCAATGCCTATACTGCGGCAAGGAAATCGTATCGCAATCCAAATCAAGAAAATACTGCTCGCTTCGGTGCAGGGATCATCACCGCGCCCGCAACCGCTACTGGTCTGGCAAAAACCTCTTCTTCAAAACCACAAACGCGGCGGCACAAATAGAAAAACATCTCACGACTCTATGAACACACTTAAACGCAACAATGCAGACATCGTGGAAATCATCGGCCTCATCAACAAAGGCGTCGAATGCTGGTTCAAGGCGGGCCAGCTCATCGCCCAAAACATCGACGAGAATCCCGACTTCGTGGATCAAATCTGCGACCAATGCAAAGACATATCGCCCGAAACCGTCTATCGCTTTGAACAGATCGGGCGGCAACAACTCTACCCCAACCTGCTTCTAAATGACTCCCCCGGCGTCCGCCGCCTGCGCCGGCTGCCCTACGAACTCCAAAAGAAGCACGCGAGCGCGCCGGTGACGCTGCTTGTGTCAGGCGGCGAAACCCTCGAAATGGACGTGCGAAATTTGACACCGGCACAGGCCGCCCAAGTCTTCTCTGGGGCCCGGCTCCGGACAATCGCCGAACAGCGAGCGTGGATCGAGGACAAGAAAACCACCGAGGAAGCTGTGCCTGCGAGTGGAAACCTGCCGTATCGAATCGTAGGTAAAACCGTAGTCGTAATGCAATCGTGCAAATTCACCACTGGCGACCTGGCTCGCCTGCTCGCGCAAATCGAGAGCGAACGCTGACGGCTAACGCTCCGGGTGAGCGACCGTGCGAATTACCAAAGGCTTTATGAAGCCGTCTAACGAGAAAGCTCACTGACGCCTGCCCGACCATGACTCACGCCGACACAACGCTGCCAGGACTTGAAGCGCCGCCCCGAAACGGAGAAGCGGGGCAGGCGTTCAGTGCAGCGCCTGGTTATGCGCCGGTCGAATCTGGAAAACCATACCTCGTGCCGATGACTCTGAGGAAAGCCAACGACTTCGTGGCAGCCTACCACCGGCACAATGGGCGAACGGCCCGCAACGGCGGCAAGTGGTCGTGTGGCCTGGCGTGCGACGGGAAGCTGGTCGGAGTGGCAATAGTGGGCAATCCGCTCTCGGCAACGCTGATGGACGGATGGACGGCCGAAGTGCTGCGGGTCTGCACAATCGAAACCGCCCCGAAAGGCGCGTGTTCGATGCTCTACCAAGCCTGCTGGCGGGCGTGGCGGGCGATGGGCGGGCAACGTCTGATAACCTACACGCTCCAAACCGAATCCGGCGCGAGTCTGCGAGGGACAGGCTGGCGCATCGTCGGGCAAACGAAGCCGGTCAAGGATGGCTGGCGTAAAGATGACCATCTCAACGAAAAGCGGACACACTCGCCGGTGATGCTCGAAGTGAAGAACCGCTGGCAGATGGACACGAACACGCGCAACGGCGAGGCGCATAACAGTTGAATATACGACACCCTGCCGCGGTTGTGCAATATACACGCAACACCTCATGACCCCGACCCCGACGGCCCGATGGTTCTACCAGCAGCGCGAAGGGCCCGCCTTCGAGATCACCGCGATCGAGCCGGCAGACGTCCCGGGCTTTCACCGCGCCGTCCGCGTCGCCGATGGCGTCCGCGTCTGGGTCCACCGCGACCAGCTCCACGCCGAGGCCGCCGAACCCGCCCCGACCGACTCCACCCCCAACCCCTCCTGACCATGAACCCCCAGACCGAACGCCTCGTGCTCGAGGCCCTCGCCTCGCTGCCCGATGAATCGCCCCAGTGGCGCGCGCTCGCCGCCGTCAAGGACGCCGTGCTTGACCAACTGCTCGACGCGATCGAGGACGAGCGCGTGGGCGGCGATGAGAAACTCCAGCTCGCCGGCAAGGTCGGCGGCGTGCGCGAGTTCTGGCGCGCCCTCACCACCCTCCGCGACAAAGCCCGCGGCACCAACCCATGACCGCCGCCGAGTTTCAACGTCTGCCGTTCCTGTTGCGCCGGGCCCAGGTGCTTGCCGCCACGGGATGGAGCATCGAGACGTTCCGCCAGGAAGCCGCCGCCCGCGATGGCCAGCTCCGCCCCGCTGTCGTCGGTCGCGGCAAGGGCCGGCGCTTCAGAAAAGTCGTTGTCGCCCAGATCATCGGCCTTCCGGTGTAGTAACCGCAGTTCTTCTTCAAGAAAGTTTGGCCTGTTTTGGTCGGTTTTGGACGGTTGTAGAAGGAGGTCTGTTTACACCACGCCCGCCTCGTGCTTTTCATCAGGCGCAATCACCGCCGTTCTGTGTTGGGCGGTGCGCCGCGAGGCGCGTGAACACTGGCCCATGGAGCGTCTGCGCGGCTCCTCCAAACGCGCTGACCCGAATGAACTCTCAAGGGGGCGGTGGACAAGCCCCGGCGCAAGCCGAAACCACGGTGGCCGCGCAGCCGGCTCAAAACGCTGCGGCAGACGCAACGCAGAAAGCGCAGTTGACGGGCGCCCTGGCCCGCTTGCTGGGCATCGCCAAGCCGGAAGGCGACGCGGCCCCGCAGGCAGACGCAGGGGGCGAAACGACGGACACCGGGCAACCGGGCGAAGTCGCCGAATCGACGGACGATCCTTCAAAACTGAATCAGGACCAGGAGCAGGGCGACTCGGAGCCCGGCCCGGATCACGACGAGCCCAAGGGCGCCGACAAGTTCGAGCGCCGCATCGGCAAGGAAGTGGCCCGGCGCAAGGCGGCCGAGGAAGCGCTGGAGACGGCGCGAAAGGAGCTCGAAGACCTCAAGGCGGCCAAGCCGCCGGCAGAATCCAGTCCAGCCCCCCGCGGTGATGAACCGTGGGTCAAGGACCGCGAGATCGCCGAGCGCGCGCTGGCCACGGTGCGCGAGAAACTCAGGGAACTCAACCAGGACCCCGAGCGCACCGCCGAGTGGTTCAACCAGGCCAAGGTGCAGGTGCCGGATTACGAACCGGAGACCTTGCGGGCCGCGCTCGAAGCCGCACGGGACGACGCCAACGCGCTCCGCGCCAAGGCTTCGTTCGAGGAGCGGCAGGCGCGCGACACGTGGAAACGCACCGAGGCGGACTTCAACCGCAAGGCCGAGGCCCAGTTCCCGTGGCTCAAGGACAACAAGAGCGCGGAGTTCCAGCAGTTCAACGCCGTGCTCGAAACGCTGCCGGAGATCAAGCGGCTCGCCCATTGGAAAATGGCCGGCGCCATCTTCGTGCGCGGGTTGCTCGCCCTCAAGGCGGACGACACGGCCGCAGCCACGGCGCGGCTCAACGGCGCCTCCAAGCCGGTGCCCAAGCCTCCAGGCGCGGGCGCGGCCCCAAGGCCCCACAGTTCTGATTCGGAAAAGGCCGCTGCCATGCAGCGGTTGAGGTCGGGCGACGATGACGGGCTGAGCGCGGTGCTCAAAACCATGCCGCTCTTGCGGTGACCTATAGGTCTACCGAGCGCGGCGCAAACAGAGAAAGTTCATTATGCAGCTGACCGAAGCAACCCAAATCGGAAAACGTGAGGATCTTGCCGACCTCATCTCCTTCGCGGACGTGCGCCAGACGCCGTTCACGAGCCGAATCAAGAAAGTCGGCAAGGCCACCAACGTGCTGTTCGAGTGGCTTGCCGACAACTTCGCCGACGTCAAGGTGACGGGCAGTGTCGACGGCAAGGACATCAGCGAGTTCGAGAACGCCGTGGCCAACCGCGCGCGCCTCAAGAACCGCCTCCAGATCTTCGACCGCACCGCCAAGGTCTCCACCCTCGCGCAGGACGTGAGCGACGTGGCCGGCCTCGGGTCCGGCGGCGAAATCGTCGAGGCCACACGCAAGTCCATCGTCGAGCTCAAGCGCGACATCGAGGCCACCCTGTTGGGCGGCGCCGACGCGCAGGAGGATGACGGATCCAAGGCGAACCTCACGTGCGCCATGGACACGTGGATCTCCACGGCGGGGCCGACGCTCTACAGCGTCAACTCCAACTTCCGCACCCCGTCCACACAGGTCAACACCACGGCCACGGCCAGCTTGACCGAGGACACGGACATCCAGGGCATGCTCACCGCGATCTTCGACTCCAACGGGTTCAACGGTGACCACGTGCTCGTCTGCGGCTCGGTCCTGCGCCGGCGCTTCACCGACATGGCCCGCACCGTCGCCAACACCACGAGCACGAACACCAAGGTTCGCAGCTTCAACTACGACGGCGCCAGCGAGACGGTGACCAACACCTGCACCATCTACAACGGCGACTACGGCTCGATGGAAGTCGTGAGCTCGAACTTCATCGGAGGCGCGACCACGGACACCGACCGCGGCTACGTGTGCGACTTCGACAAGCTCGCGCTGCACTTCCAGCGCATGCCCACCATGGAGCGCCTGCCCGACCTGGGCGGCGGTCCCCGCATCCTGTGCCGCGCCATCGCCGGTCTGCGCGTCGACAACCCCCGCGCGTTCGGCAAGTTCAAACCGTAAGCCACGGCAGGACACAACTCACCACTCCAACCCATACCCAACCCTGACCTATGGCAAACCTCACAGGACTCACCATCACGCCGTTCTCCGAGAATGAAATCGCTCGGCACGGCTTCACCCACAAGATCGTCGTGGACTACACCGGCGTCGCCACCATGACCTCCGGCACGTTGCAGGCGATCTTCCCCGGCAACGCGCTCGGCGCCACCAGCAGCACCTTCTCCGCGGGTTTCCGCGTCGAGCGCTGCGTGGTCAACGTGGCCACTGCGTTCACGTTCGCGCCCGGCACGCTCGTGGCCATCATCGGCGATGACGGCGACGACGACCGCCTGTTCGCCAGCACCACCATCAAGACGGCCGCGTATGTCGAGAACGCCATTGCGACCAAGCCCGTCACCTACAACGCCGCCAACACGATCGACCTCATCGTGACCGCGGGCGCGGGCGCGCTCACCAGCGTGACCGCCGGCTCGCTCGAGGTCTACCTGGCCATCACCGACCTGGCCGCGCTCCGCACCGGCGTGGCCTCGTAAGCGGAGCCCACCACGGCCCCGGCGCGCACGACCCAGGCGCGCCGGGGCCCTTCCGCCCGGCGGGCGGCATCCGAGGCAGCCATGAGCACCCTCAACAGCACGGCCAATTTCACCGGCGAGATGATTGAGAAGCTCAACCGCTGCCTCAAGAACGAGCACACCGCCCAGCACGCCATGGCCCGGCTCCGCCAGCAGAAGGTCGCCCGCGCCCAGCACGCCCTCGGCGACCGCCGCAGTCTCAAGGGCCTCGGCCGCCCCGTGCTCGAGGTCGACCAATACGCCTATCACTACTGGGGCAAGCGCCTCGGCTATCGTTGCTGGAAGGACAAGCAGTTCCTCAAGGAGTTCTGGCGCGACAACGAGGGCGCCCGGATCCATGCCAGGGGCATCAAGCCCCAGCAGGTCGGGTTTCAGCCCGCCGGCGTCACCTTCACCCCCACCAACCCCTCGCGCTTTCACAAGGTCTATCCCGCCGCGACCACCAACGCCGCATGAACACCACGGACTACAGCACGGTGTTGAGGACGGCGGTGGACCTCTATGGCGAGAGCTATGACAATCTCGACTCGGCGCTCGCGGTCCGGCTGCGCGGCTTGATCGACCGCCGCCTCGCGCTCGCGTGGGAGGCCGAATACTGGCCCGAGATCAAGCGCTCCGAGTGGCGCAAGTTCCGGCGCGAATGGAACTCCTCGACCACCTACGCCCCGGGCGACGAGGTGTATTACACGAGCGCGAACGGTTATTACCAGGCGTTGCGGTCCAACTCCAACCAAACCCCGGCCGACAGTTCGGACGTGGAGAACTCCGCCTATTGGGCGCTCTGCGCCGCGAGCTACGGCGGGTCGGATTACAGCTCGACCACGGCTTACACCGTTGGCCAGCAGGTCTATTATCCCACGACCGGCCAGCGTTACCAGTGCCACACCGCGAGCACCAACAACGTGCCGACCAACGCGACCTACTGGGGTCTCCTGCGCGAGTTCGAGCGCTCCATCGCGCTCGACCAGACCGCTGCCGCGATCAGTGTCTCCGCTCTCACGCGCAGTTCGACCACCGCGACCTGCATCACGGCCATCAACCATCTGCTCGCCACGGGCGACCGCGTGCTCATCGCCGGGGCCAACGAGTCGGCTTACAATGGCCGCTACACTGTCACGGTCACGAGCGGAACCGTGTTCACCTTCACCGTCAGCAACGCGCCTTCCAGCCCGGCGACCGGCACCATCACCGCCACGCCTTACATCGAGCCCATCGCCGAGGTGTTGCGCTGCACGAGCGGCAACCCGCGGCTCACGCGCACTTACACCGAGTATGACTTCGAGCTGGTGGACGACGGCGTTCACCTCGTCTCGAGCACGCCCGTGGTCTGGATCACCTACCGGCCGCGCCGGCCGGTGTTGCTCGGGTCTGACTACTCCAGCACTTCGACCTACGCCGTGGACGACCAGGTGCTCTTCACCGTCGGCACCACCAAGAATTACTGGACGTGCGTGAGCGCCACCTCGGCCGGACAGAGCCCGACCACGCATCCCGACAAGTGGGTCAAGGCGCAGATCCCGCTCATCTTCCAGAACTACCTTGCCTACGGCACCGTGGCCGACGCGCTTCGCATGGACGGCCAGCCCGACCGCGCCGCGCTTATGGACCAGATGGCCGCCGACGCGCTGACCGTCGAGGCGCAGAAACTTTACAACTACCAGTCCCAAGGCGGCCGGGTCGCCGTGGGCACGTATTAGACTCTGAAGACAACCAACAACAACGACTAGAAGAGGACACAAGGCTATGTCACAACCGACAGTCAGGGCGGCGGGTCGCAACAGTGAATGCACGTTTCAAGACGCGGCCGTGGCCACGGGCAACGGCACGGTGCTCACCGTCGAGGGCGCGAGCGCGTGCCTCGTGCAAGTCAAGGGCATCACCACCGCCACCATCACCTTCGAGGGAAGCGTGGACGAGACGAACTACGTCTCGGTGCTCGCCATCAACATGACCTCCGGCTCGGCGGCCACCACCGCGACCGCCGACGGCCTTTACTACGTCAACACCACCGGCCTGCACTATCTCCGGTGCCGCATCTCGGCGTGGACGGCCGGCACCATCACGGTCAAGGGCCGCTCCACCACGCTCAGCGTCCTCGGTATGCAGACGAGTGTCACCGCCTACACCGAGGTCGCCGCGAACTCCGCGGCCGGCGGCACGCTCATCAACATCGCGGCGGTCGCCGCGCAGAAGCACCGCATCTTCGCCTACGAAATCATGGTCGCGGGCGCGACCACCATCACCCTCACCGACAACGCCACCACCGTGGCCCGCTACTTCCTCGGCGCCAACGGCGGCGTCATCAAGGACCCCATCCCCGGCGGCGGTGCGTGGTTCACGTCGGAGGCGGTCAACACGGCCTTCACCGTCGCCTCGAGCGCGGCGGTGGATGTGAGCATGAGGTTCTACTACACGACCGCGGCATGAGCGCCTTCATTGGCACCAAGGCGATCAAGGGCTTCTGCTCCGGCGCGGAGCCGAAGCCCGAAGCGAAGTCCGCGCCCAAGCCCGACAAGAAGGCTCCCGGCTGGCTCTGGCGCAAGCTGGGGCTCGACAAGCCGGGCCACAACCCCAAGGACCCCACACCGTGAGCAGCTTCATTTTGGGCGGACTCCCGAACACCGAACCCACCACCGGCACGGGTTTGGCCAACGCGAACTATGTGGACGCGCAGATGGCCAAGGGGCCTGACGACGGCTTGCTTTGCTACTACAAGCTCGACGAATCCGCCGACCCGCGGGTTGACTCGACGGGCCTTGTGGGAAACCTCTTCCAGTATGGCAACGTCACGGCCATCACGGGCAAGGTGGGCGCCAAAGCAATTCGCTGCGAGGGCACACAAAGTTTTCTTTCCAAGGCCGTCACCACCGAGATCAACTGCCCCGGCTCGATGACCTTGCAGGCGTGGGTCAAGCCCAACGTGATCGTCTCGGGCGAGCACTTCGGCGTGGGCGGCCTCCTGGGAGGCGGCGTGGCGTTCTACGAAGCCATCGTGCGATCGACGGGCGGCAACTTGCGCTTCCGCTTTCGCGTGTCCACCTCCGGCACGGACTGGACCAACAACTACGACCACACGACGAACCTGACCCTCGGCACGTGGTATTTGCTGACTGCCGTCTACGACCAGCCCAACGCCAAGGTGACGCTTTACGTGAACACCACGGCGGTGTCGACCGCCTCGGGCATCACGGCCATTGCCACCACCACGGACCCCAAGGACATCGGGGTCGGCAACTACACCGGCACCGGAAGCGAGGGTGACGTGGACGAGTTCGCCATCTGGAAGCGGCCGCTATCGCTTGCGGAGATCTCGGCCATCTACCGCAACGCCAACGGATCGAGCTACGGGCAGGTCGGCGACGTTTCGCCACAGAGCACGGTGCCGTTCGGCTTCGAGACGAGCGGAGTCACGGTGGGAAACACGACGACCGAGACCAGCCTGATCGGATCGCTGAACTACGGCACAAACATCGTCCCGGCGAACGGCCTTCCTCTTTACGGCACCTTGGGGCTGCGGTTGGTGGTTTTACTGACCACCACCGCGGTGCCCGGCACGGTGACGATCCGGGTGAAGACGGCAGGAGGCACGATTGTGACGGCAGCCTTCACCCCGCCGGCCAACCTTTCGGCTGTTGTGATTGCCTTTGTGGACAACCAGGTCATGTGCGAGGCGGCGGGCACAAACGGCACTTGGCGCGGGACATGGGTTGAGTCGGTGACGCCCAACTTCTACACCGGCACGCTCGAGGTGGACACCACAGCCGCGCAGACCCTCGACCTGACATGGCAATGGCAGACTGCGGACGCTGGAAACACCGTGTATGTGACAAGCCTTTTGTGGCGCAAATCATGAGCGACCAAATCAACCCCGACTCGCTGGACGCCGTGGTGGCGCGGTTTGAACTCGCCATCGGCAACAACACCGACACCTTGCGCCGCGTCGAGCGCAACGTGAAGGAAATCCACGAGCAGCAGATCACCAACGCCGCCAACCTCAACGCCAGCCTCACATGGCAGGTCAAGCACGAGATGGACGACAAGCTCGAGTTTGGCCGCATCACCAGCAAGCTGGATGAACTCAAGGAGTTCCGGTGGAAGCTCGCCGGGGCCATCGTCCTCCTCGCCACGGTCGGCGGCTGGCTGGTCAAATATCTTCCGGCGACCAAATGAACCCAGCCATGCCCTTCCGCTTCAAACTCAAGAACGGGAAGAACTGGAACCGCGCCGAGATCGCCGCGCTCATCGTGCTCATCGCGCTCTGGGTCCTGCTCATCGCCGTCGCCCTGTCCGGCTCGGGTTGCGGCACGTTCGCCGCGCTCAAACACCCGTTCGTCACCACCACCAACGTGGTCGAGCAAGTCCGCGTCCTCCCCGCCCAGACCAACACGACCACCGTCGTGCTCACCAACACCACCCCGGCCGGGCCCGTCCTCGTCACCAACGTGCTCGTGCAGGTCCAGCCCGCCGTCACGCTCACGAACTACGTGACCAACGTCGTGACCACCGTCGCCCCCGCCCTCACCGGCGCGATCGAGACGGTCCGCACGGTCAACACCGCGGTCAACCCCACGCCCACCGCGCCTTTCGTCAACATGGCGCTGCTCGCCGTGTCCGGCGTGCTCGGCTGGGTCGCCCGCCTCAAGACCGTCAAGGCTGCCCGCGCCTTGCAGGACGCCACCGCCAAGAACGAGTTGCTCGAGACCGTCATCGCCGGCGTCGAGGCCGCCAAGAACGACGACGTGAAGGCCAAGATTTCCGAGATGGCCCAGCTCTGGAAAACCCACCAGGCGCTCGACGCCAAGGTGCAGGAACTCACCCGCAAGACGTGAAGAACCAGACTCCCATCGGCCAGCAGGACGCCCCCTGGGGCGTCGAGGGCGACGCCGAGTTCATCGGCGTGGACGAGCGCACTTACGCGCCTCATCTCCGCCCCGGCATGGTCGCGCGCGCGGTCAACATGCGCTTCCGCAACAAGCGCGCCGAGCCCCGGCTTGGAGACGCCATCTGCCAGTGGATGCCCGACGGCGGCCAGACGACCTTCACCGAGACGTATTGCGCCGCCGTGTTCGCCAACCCGGACGACGGGCTCGAATGGATCGTCGTGGCCGGCACGACCGGCGGCTCGCCCGCCATCTACGCCCTGCGCCCGAACAACGACGGCAAGCTGCTCACCACCACCCTGCCCTCGGGCGCCGCCGCGCTCTCGGCCTCGACCTGCGTGCAGTTCGTCCAGTGCATGAACGTGCTCGTGCTCCTGCGCGGGGCCGACGAAGCGCCGCTGGTCTGCACCTCGCTCGACGAGGGCTTCAAGGCCATCGCCCAGACCGCCTCGGGCACGGGCACGCAAGCCATCTCCAACAGTTCGTTCGGGCTCTACTACAAGAACCGGCTGCTTGTCATCAAGGACCGCGACGAGGTGGCCGTGAGCGACCTGCTCGACTACACCCGTTACACGCCCGTGCTCAGCGAGTTCAAGATCAACAAGGGCAACAACGACGCGCTCGTGGCCATCGCCCCGTTCACCGACACCACGCTCATCATGTTCAAGGACCAGAGCATCCTCCGCGTCGATAACGTCTACGGCGACCTCTCCTCCGTCCGCCTCGGCGACGTGACGAACGAATACGGTTGCGTCAGCCCGTGGAGCGTCGTGCGCATGGGCAACGACCTCGCCTGGCTTTCCGAGAAGGGGATCGTGACGCTCAAGCTCACCGAGTTGAACCAGATCCAGAGCACGCAAGCCATCCTGAGCGCCCCGATGGAGCGCACCATGGACCGCGTCAACTGGCCTTACGCCGCCGGTCGCAACGGCGGCTCGGGCGCGGTCGCCGCTTACTGGGACGGCAAGCTCTACATGGCCGTGCCGCTCGACAACGCCGAGCTGCTCGACGCCGAACTCGTGAGCGGCAGTTACAGCGCCGGCGGCACGCTCACGGTCAACGTCACCTCGGGCGCCGAGTATCGCTACGCCCAGGGCAGCAGCGCCGACACCAGCCTGACCAACGGCACCGAGACGGTCTACGGCGACAACGTGTTCACCGCGCAAGGCGCGAGCGTGACGCTCAACGGCACCGCCGAGACCGCCTCGACCGCCAGCCTCAAGAAAGTGCTCTTCAAGGGCGTCAACAACGCCGTCCTCGTTTACGACACGCAGAACCAGGCGTGGTGCGGCTTCGACCAGCGCCAGACTTCCGACACCCGCAACGGCCTCAACATCCATCGCTGGGTCACGTTCACCTACCAGGACAAGCTGCGCCTCGGTTACTTCGACCGCTTCGGCTATCTCCGGCTCTACGAGGAGGGGTTCAAAGACGACATTCTCGACAAGACCCCGGCGGCTTACTACGCCGATGTCTACGTGCACGAAGTCACGCCGACCAACAACGACACCTTGCAGGTCAACGGCGGCACGACGGTCCTCGTGAACACGGGCTTCAGCACGAATCTCGGCCCGATCGCCGGTTTCGGCCGCTGGGGTGTCTCGGGCGGTTACGCGCGCGACAACATCTGGATCGACCGGCTCAACCAGCCCGGCTTCAACCAGTCCGGCAGCAACCCCTGGCTTGCGCCCAACACCACCCCGCAACAGAAGAGCTGGGGCGTGAGGTTCCTCGCCACCAACGGCGCCAACCCCACCGTGCTCATCAATGGCGGCGCCGCCTCAACCACGGGCTTCTACGGCACCAACTCGTGGGCTTACGTGGACTACGGCATGTCCGGCATCCGTTACACCCAGCAAGCGGTGCAGACCGAACTCATCACGCGCGGTTATCGCGGCCCGGCCGACCGCAAGCGTTTCCGCGAATGTCTCGTGAGCCTCCAGACCTGGGCGCCCACTTACAGCATCACCACCCTGACCGATGGCGTGAACGAGTCCTTCGCCGCCGTGAGCGGTCGCACCCGAAGCCGCACGACTTACGACACCGCCGGGACCGCCGCCTGGGTCGAGACCAACGCCAGCCTCGACTGGGCGACCGCCCGCAGGCAGGACTACAGCGTTGTGCCCGACAACGTCACCGGCACCACCCTCGGCACCGCCGGCATCAACTTCGACCAGCACCAGGAGATGACCGAGAACTTCCCGATCAACGAGGGCGGGGCGTGGATTCAGGTGAAGATCACCGGAACCGCCGGGCGGGTCGAGGTCAACAGCATCCAGCTCGCCGCCACCGCCAGCGGTCGCAAACCCGGCGTGCTCGCCGCGTAACCAACCACCATGGCTCTTAGCATCACCATCACCGCCCGGAAGATCTTCACGCGGCTTGAGGAGATCACCAACGCCAAGCTCAACGCGCTCGGCCTGCCCACGCTCGCGCTCTCGGGCACCGCCGACACCTCGCAGATCACCAACTCGGCCGTCACCGCCGTCAAGGGCGCTTACGGTCCGTGGTTCTACGCCACCGACTCCGGCACGGCCAACGCCCATGTCCTCGCCGCGGCCGCCAGCGCCACCATCTTGCCCACTTCCCTCGTGGCCGGCCAAGAGTTCGCCTACGTCGCCGCCAACACGAACACCGCCGCCGTGACCGTGGCCGTCTCCGGCATCGCCGGCACCAAGGCGCTCACGAAGCAAGGCGCAAACGCCCTCTCGGCCGGCGACATCCGCACCGGCCAGCTCGTCTGGGTGCGCTATGACGGCACACAGTTCCAGATGGTCCAGCCTTCCGGCAATGGCGCCGTGGTCTTCGGCGCGGATTCCGGCAGCACGGACTCTTATGCCATCACGCCCACGCCCGCCGTCCGCGCCTACGCGGACCTGACCGGCGTGCCCGTCATCTTCAAGGCCAACACCGTCAACACGGGCGCGGCCACGCTGCAAGTCTCCGGCCTCGCCAGCCCTCCCACCATTGTCAAGAGTTACAACGGCACCCTCGACAACGGCGACATCAAGGCCGGTCAATGGGTTTGCGTGACGTTCGACGGCACCAACTTTCAACTTCTCAGCCCCGTCACCCCATCAAGCGCGCGCGCCACCGTGTCCGTGCGGCAGACCGCGCTCACCGGCCCGGTGGACACCAATGGACATCCAGTCATTCTAAGCTACTCCGGTCAGAACATCAGCTTGTTGGCCACCTCCACCAGCCCGCTCGTGGTCGCCTTTGCCGCCGGGCATGATGCCAATGGTGCGGTGGACTACATCGCCCGTTACACCGCCAACACCAGCAGCGCGTGGACGTTGCCTGCGTCAGACAATACGTATTACCTGTTTGTTGACCGCGATGCATCGACCGCCGCCCTGACCTACGGCTACACCACCACCCGGCCCACCTACGTAAACGACGACGCGGCCAGCATTGCCAGCGGCGCACACACGTTCCTTATCAATGAGATGCAAATGTATCTTGGCGACGGAGCGACGGCAACCACTAAACAGCGCGTCTTCGTGGGTGAATCGGTCGTGTCTGGCGGTGCCATCACCAGCATAACCAGCTACATGTTCCGGGGCCAGTTCAAGAGCAGCGCCGACCAGTCCTTCACCCTCGCCAACAGCTCCAAGAGTGAGACCCACAAGCTCGGTCTCAAGCCTGACATATTCCGCTGGACGCTTGTAAATCAAACGGGCAGCGACGGCTACGCGCAGAATGATGAGGTGCTGCTGCCCCAAACTCACAACGGCAATGGGGTGTTTTCGGAGGCTTCCTCCAACGCCACCACCTGCACGCTGCGCTATATGTTTGGCACTTATGCCCCCTACGTTTTGAATGCCACACCTGCCTTGGACCTGATTGCTGCCGCTGACTGGAAACTCCGCTGCTACGCCTACCGTGGCTGGTAATATGAGCGACCCCAAAGCCATCTCCTTCCTGCCCACCGCGACCGCCAACACCTTCCGCATGACGGTCCGAACTTACACCCTTTGAACCCGATGCCCTATGAACCGCTCGCGCAAGAAGCGCCGGCCTGTGATTCGCAGGTCCGACCCGAGACCGCGCCCCGAGGCGACGGAGAGCTGCATGGGTTGCGGCAAGCTGCTCCCGTTCGGCCAGTGGGTCTGCGGCGGCTGCCGGGCGAGGCTGATCGAATGAACCCGACCGTCAAAATCAAAGCACTGGCCCCGGCCGACGTGGACAATGCGGTGACGTTGCTCAAGGCGTGCTGGGACGAAATGGACTTCGGTCGCCGGGGCGAGTCGTTCAATCCCGTCACGGTGCGGGCGCGGTTGCAACAGGCCAGCGCGCAGAATGTCTTTTACGCCTGGGGCGCGTGGCAGAATAACCAACTGGTCGGCCTTGTCGCCGTCGCCTTGGTCGCCAGCCTCACCGACGTGTCCCATGTCAAGGCCGTGGAAATTGTCTGGCACAGCCACCCCAAACTTTCTCCCGCCACACGGGCCAAAATCCAACTGCGATTGCTCGGCGTAATGCAGAAAGCCGCGGTTCATCTCGGCGCGCGGACGTTGCACGTCAGTGTCCCGCCAGAATGTCCGAGCGCCCGGCTGCTTGGCCGCCAAGGCTTTCGTCTGGTTGAAAACTGCTTTGTGAAAGGAATCGCTTATGGGCCTTGAAACCATCGCCACCCTCGCCGCTGTCACATCCGCAGGCGTCGGCATCGCCGGGGCCGCCGGCGCCTTCAACCCCGACATGCCCGCGCCGCCCAACTTCGGCGCCATGACCCGCGACGCCATGGCCGCCGAGCTCGAGTTCCTGCCTCAAAAGGTCTCGCTCCGCGAGCAGTTCGACCCCGAGATCGCCGCGCTGCGGTCCCGCATCGACTGGGACCGCTTCTTCGGCCGCCCCGCCTCGTCCCAGCAGCGCACCCGCACCGTGCAGCGCCAGGTCGAAAAGTTCGTGCCCGTCTTGGATCCGCAATCGCAGGTCGACCAAATTCATTTTGGGACCCCGTTGCGGTATCGTTACGAGCGCCAGTTGGTTACCGAACCCGTCGAGGAAACCTACACCGAGAACGTCGCCGCCGCGCCCGGTCTGCTCGACCTCGCCGAGCGCGCCCAGCCCCGCATCTCGGCGCTCGAACGTGTCGCCCGCGACCAGTCGCTTAAAGACGTGCGCGAGCTCGGCCCGCAGGCTTTCGCCGCGCTCCGCGCTTACGACCCCGCCTCCACAGCCATCCTCGACCGCCTTGCCGCCGATGCCCAGGGCGACCTCGACCTCGGCTATGCGCTCGGCCCGTCGCTCACGCGCGAGGTGCAGCAAGCCGTCCGCGCCGGGCAAGCCGACCGCGGGCTGGGTTACGGCACCACCGACGTGTTCACCGAGGCCATGCAGCTTGGATCCGAGGCCGAACGTCGCCGGCGCGAGCGCCAGCAGTTCGCCTCAAGCGTGGCCAGCCAGCGCGCGGCCATCTATGGCGACCCATTCATCCAGGTGCTCGGCCGGTCCAGCGGACGCACCGCCCCGCCCCAGAGTTACCTCCTGCCGGAATCCTCGATGGTCAGCCCCGGCGTCAACCCCGCGGCTTACCAGAGCGGGCTTGCCGGGTATTCGGCCCAGAACGCGGCCAACATCGCCGGCCACAATACGCAACAGGGTTATCTCGGATCGCTGATGAGAGGCGCGACCACCGTGGACTGGGGCTCGCTCTTCGGCAACCAAGGGCGCGGCGGCACGTTCGACAATGGGCTGTCGTGGTTCACGTCGCCCAAAGGCGGCGGCATCGGAGGACTCCCATGAGCCGATACCAGACCCACGCCCTCGAGCTTCGCCGGTGAATTCGAGTATTAAGCAGCCGTGAACCCTTCAGCCCCGCACGACCATGCCTGACTACGACACGACCAGCGGTCCGCGCGGCTTGAGCGCGGCCTTTGACGCCATTGCCAAGCGGCAGGAAGCCGAGCGCGACCGCGCACGCGAGTTCAAGGCCCTTCAGGAATACGCCGAGGTCGCCCACGGCGTCTCCAAGGACGTCTCCACGCCCCTGAACCTCGACTCGCTCAAGGGCCTCGTCCGCGGCAAGGAAGCCCAGAGCATCCGGCTAGACGCCGAGCGCCGGGCGAACCTCGACATGAGCCGTCACCTGCTCGAATCCGAGCGCGAGGCTCGCATCGCCGCGAGCCAAGCCGCCATGCCCGGCTTCGCCCAATCCCTCGCCCGCTACGCCGCAGGGTATCAACCCGGCACCGGGTCGGCCCCGCTCCGCTCCATGCAACCGCTCGAAGCCTACGCCGCCGCCTTGCAAGACAACCCCGACGCCGCCCGAGGCGTGAACCCCGCCGACCTGAGCCGCATGTTGCTCGACGACAGCAATGGAGACCTCACCACCGGCACCTTCACCCATCCAATCACCGGCGCGGCCTTCGTCGTTCGCGGCAGGCAGATTCTCCCCGCCGGCTGGGAGCAAGGTGCGGACCCCGACCAAGGCCCTGAGATCCCAGGCTACTTCACAGTGCGGACATCCCGCGGTGGCGTGCAATACATCAAGAAACCCGAGCCCAAGACCGAGCCCGCCCCCAAGCCGCCCGCCGCGCTCGAAAGCGCTTACTACAAGGCCCTCGCCGCCGAGAGCGAGGCCCTCGCCAAGTATCGCGCCCGTCCGTCCGACGACTCGCTCCGCCAAGCCTTCGACGCCGCAAGCGCTCATCGCAAGAAGCTCGAGAAGGAGCGCGACAGCTTCCGCGCTCCGGCCCCGACCGCCCCCGCTCAGACGGGCGCCAAGAAGTTCAGGTTCAACCCCCAGACCAACGATCTCGAAGAGGTGCGTTAATGCCCATCACCGTGCAAGTGCGGGGTGTCGGCGACGTGGAGTTTCCCGATTCCATGTCGCGCGAGGACATCCTCGGCGTGCTCCGGCGCAAGTTCGGCCAGCCCGCGCCCGCGCCCGCGCCTGAGCCCGAGCCGCAACCCGACCCCCGGGCGCTCGCGCGCGACCGCCTCGCCGTCGAGGTGGCCCAAGCCCGCGCCGAGGGCGCCGCGCTCGACCGCCAGTATCCCCCGAGCAAGCTGCCCGAGCCGCTCGCGCCCGAACCGCTTCAGCAAGGCGGCTTCTGGTCGCAATCCGGCATCGGACTCGCCAAAGGCTTCGCGCAACTCGGCCAGCAAGGCAACCGCCTGCTCGAACTCGGCACCAACCCGGACTACCCCTTCAACGTGTTAACTCCGAGTGGCTTGCTCTCCAGGCTCGCGCCCGACACCGCCCGCGCCGTCTCGCGCCATTTCCAAGGCGCGGCCGACATCGCCCAGGCCAAGGCCCAAGAGTGGGAGGAACTCGGCCGCGAGGTGCAAGGGCCCGAACTCGCCCGGACCGTCGCCGCGGGCGCGACTTCGATGCTGCCCAGCCTTGCCGTCGCCCCGGTCGGCTTGCCCGCAAGCGCCTTGGCCGCGGCGGCCCAGAGTTTCGTTAGCACGTCCGACGAGGCCGAGCAAGCCTATCTCAAGGCCGCGCCCAACTTGACCCGCGAGCAAGCCCGCGTGAAGGCGTTCGCCCCTGCCTTGGCGAGCGGTGTCGTGACCGGGCTGATCACGCGCGGCTTTGGCGCGACCGGCATCGAGGGGCTTCAGAACGCGGTCCGCACGGGCACGTTCAAGCAGTTGGCGCGGTCGGTCGCGCGCGAGAGCGTGCACGAAGGCGCCGAGGAGTTCTGGGACCAAGTCGGCCAGGCGGCCGTGGCGCGGATGAGTTACCGGCCCGACATGACCATGGCCCAAGCCATCGAGGAAGCCACCGAAGCCGCCCTCGCCGGAGCCCTCGTCGCCGGCCCCGTGACCGCCGTTAAAGGCGTGAGCGACCTCGCCAACCGCCCCCCGACCCAAGAACCAACAACCACGACCCAAGAACCCATCCCCCCGACCCCGGCCCCTAGACCCCAGACCCAAGACGCTCCCACCTTCACCCCTCCTCCCGAGCCCGCCCGCACCGTCCGCTTCACCGACGCCTCGGGTCGCCCCACGGAGATCGAGTTCCCCGCCGGCACGCCCTTGGACACCATCAACGCCATCCTCGCCACCAAAGGCCCCGTCACCGACCTGACCGTCGAGGAGTTCACCCCCGCACCCGCGCCAGCGCCCGAGGGCGATGTGAACGGCCACGGGACCGGTCTAGGTGCCGATATTTTGAGGGCGATAGATGAAGCGAGAGCCACTCAGAATGAATTTCTTGCTGAGCGCGGAATTACGATCGAGCAAGCGCGAAAACTACCGGAGGCAGAACAGAGGAAACTGCAAGAAGATTACACGCGGTGGCTCGCCACTCGCCAACAGACGCCCAAGCAAACTCCGGTTCAGCCCGCCGTCGAACCCGCCCCGACCGAACTGGACTACGGCCTCGGCGGCGAGATGCCAAGAACCTCCGACCGCTGGACCACGCCCGAACCCGCGCCCGCACCCACCCCGACCCCAAAGCCGGTGGAGCAGATGACGCCGGAGGAGTGGTTAAATGATTTTGGAACCAAGTCGGAGACAGAACAAAGACAACTACGAGGCGCGGCAATGCGGTATGCCTTGGCCCAAGGTTTGGTCAGTGGAAGGCAGGAGCTTTCCCTGCATCGAAACGCTATCGAAGAGGCGGTGATTAACGAATTGCCCGTCTCCACCGCAGCCGTTGACGCCTACCGCATCAAGCTCCCCGCAGGCTGGACCCGCGAAGGCGACCTCTACGTGCCGCCAACCGCCGCCCCCACCCCATCTCCCATCTCCCAGACCCCATCTTCTGCGGCCGCCCCCGCCCCATCCCCTGCGGCTCCAGCGCAACCCGCTCCCGCCGCCTACACGTTCTCCAAAGACGCTGAACTTTACTTGTCCCGAATGGCCCAGAGAGCTTCGGGCGTTGCCTCGGAGACGGAAGGCGGCCGCGGGCTTGCGGCCGGCTCCGGCAACATTGACTACCGCTGGCGTGAGGGTGCGATGTATGACCTACGCGACGCGCTCCGTGCTGGGAAGTCACTCGAAGAGGCGGAAGCGATTGCCAAGGCCAAATCCAAGGAAGCCATCAATCAGCACAATGCCCGCCGCCCTCGGGACATTAACTGGAAACGGTGGGACGAGTCGGTGTATCAAACCATCGAGCACACGGTCAGAGACTTGCGGGAGATTGCCGCTGGCACGATGGACTCGACTGGTGCGCTGGTGTCCAAAGCTCCCACCCCATCTCCCATCTCCCAGACCCCATCCCCTGCGGCCACCCCCGCCCCATCCCCGACTTCGGCTCCCCAAACCAAA